CAGAAAGCCATTTTGTGTATGAGTAAAGCTTGGGTATACAAGGATAACGACAATTTCCGTTATAGTCGTGTGATTGTATCTGTTGCACGTGCTAATGGTAAATCTTATATTGCTAGCATTATGTTGTGGTACACCTACTTAATCGAATGTTCCGGATTATCCAATCAAGATATTGGTTACACAATGCCTACTGGTGCACAGATGAAAAAGCCGTGGGCTTATGTGCTAACGTCTGGAAGAATTCTAAAAGATACCGAAGAAGACATACAAGAAATTTTAAACAATACCGACACTTATATTGGCGAACAGGGTATTAAATCTGCGATTGGTAATAAAGTTGTTCAGTTGTCTAATGAATCTGGTCAATTTGATAGTTACCATTTTCGCTTGGCGGTTGTTGATGAAGCAGGAGATAGGGGTTACGCTCACAAACCTAACATCGGTAAGATTACTCAAGGGCAATCTCACTTGCCTAGCGCTCAACTATTAATGATATCTACTTCTTATGAGAACACAGAAACGTTGTTCTATAAAGATCAGATACGTTTGAAAGACGTTATGAAGAAAGACTATTCCCGTGATGAAGACAGCTATTTATGTTTGGTATGGCAACAAGATAACCTAGATGAAATTAACCAACCTGAAACTTGGATTAAGAGCAATCCATTGCTAGAACTAGATGAAGACGGTGCTATCCTAAAACGCATGATTAGTGATAAAGATGCTCACATAGCTTCTGGAATTGCTAATGAGTTTCAAAATCGTAACTTAAACAACTGGTTGCAGGTTAAAGTCAATTCGTATGTAAGCCTTGAAGATTTAGAGAAAGCAGTCATTCCTAGTTTCGGTATTGACAATCGACAGGTTTACATTGGTTATGATAAGGGACAATTCAGTGATGATAACGCAATCGCTTTTGTATATCCTTATGAAGATAACGGAGTAGGTAAGTTCCATGTCGAGCAATTTTCATTTATTCCACTTAGAAATTCTAACAATGATATCAATGTTAAAGAACATCAAGATGGAATTAATTATCGTGCAGAAGTTAAAAAAGGCTTTGGTAAAATTACTGAAAATCAATACGGAATTGTTGAAGATGATGAAGTATGTAATTGGTTGCTGAACTACGTAGATGAGCACCATCTACAAGTCAAAGCTTTCTTATATGACTTCTACCATGAAACATCAATGACTAAGAGACTTATGGAAAATACAGAATGGGTTTGTGTACCTGTTCATCAAGGTGTTAGAAGTTTAAACGAACCCACTCGATTCTTTCGTGATGAATTACATCAAGATCGTATCACAATGCTTGACGATGGAATTTTACAGTATTCACTAAAGAATGCCTTACTGTTTGAAGAGAATAATGGTATCAAGATTAATAAAGATAAACGTACAAGTAAGATTGATGCAGTAGATGCTTTAATTGATGCCTTTTATGAAGGGATGTATTACTTTGACGGATTAAGTAACATTAAAACCAAGTCCATTTGGGATAATAAAACAACAGACGAAATCAACGATTACTTTATGAACGACTTTAGTTTTTAGGAGGTGGAAAATTGAAACGAATTAGATGGTTCGGACAATTAATACTAGCAAATATCAGTTTAATATTAATGATTATGGCTCTGACTACGTTTACTGTAGCAGGGTTTTTATTTTGCAAATATGTTGGATTGGTAGTCCTAGGCTTATCTCTAATCTACCTTAGTTGGATTACAGCAAGCAGGAAGGGAGGTGAGTAATATATGGCAATTAATCCATTTCCTCGTTTAAACACTCGCTCACAAAGCTTACCAAGCGGTTATATGCCGTTTACAGTTGCGGGCAATGCAATTATACCTGAACCAGTTGTGAACGCTGATACGGCTATTAAAAACTCTGATATCTTTTCAGTTATCAGTTTAATTAGTTCTCAATTAGCGAGCATTAATTATGTGATGGACGAGCCTTTTAAAGGTGTTTTCAACCATCCGAATGACAAAATTAATTCTTATGGATTCTGGACGTCGGTTGTTAATCAAATGCTATTGACTGGTAACGCATATGTAGCAATTCGTAGAAAAAAAGGGATACCAGTGGAACTTGAAGAAATTCCATACGCAAACGTTCAAGTTATCCTTGGTGATAACAATGGTGATTTAACTTATCAGGTGTCTTACAACGATGAACGTGATAGTGAAGTTATTAAATCCGATGATATGTTACATTTTCGTATCTTTGTTACTGGTAATTCACTTTACCAATACGTTGGAACATCACCACTACAGGCACTAATTAACGAACTATCTTTTCAATCTCTATCTAGTAGATTATCACTTAATACGCTCAAAAACTTCATTGCACCTAGTTTAGCTATTTCAGTACCGGAAGCTCAATTGAGTAAAGAATCTAAAGAAACTATTAGAGATAGCTTTCAAGAACAGTACTCTGGAGCAAATCAAGGTAAGCCAGTTGTATTAGACCAATCAGCTACCGTTGAAGCTATGCCAACGATTGACGCTAAGACAGCTGAATATCTGAACAATGTAGATTGGACTAGAGCGCAAGTTAGTAAGGTATTTGGAATTCCAGAAAATTATTTAAACGGTCAAGGTGATCAACAAAGTTCATTAGATCAGTCTACAAGCATGTTTATTAGTAGTTTTAATCGCTACATTAAACCGTTTGTAAGCGAGTTAGAACAGAAGTTTAAAGTTCCTGTTAAAGCAGACCTAGACCCTATTGTAGACCCAACAGGTTCTAAATATGCCGATATGATAGCTAAGTTTGCGAGTGGGAAAGCTCCTGTTTTGAGTGGTGAACAAGTAATTAACCTTCTTCAACGAAGGGGGGTGATAGATGATGACTTCGAAAAATGATGTTCGAAGTGTTTTAAATAAAGATTGGCACTTACGGGACTTAAGCAATGATGATAGTACATCTGCTATTGGACAGGTTACTGGGTACGCTTGTGTATTTAATCAGCCAAGCGAAGACTTAGGCTTTATTGAATATTGTGATCCCAACATGTTTGATGGCGTTGATATGAGTAATGTATTAGCTCTGTATAGTCACGATTTATCCAACGTTTTAGGTAGAGTATCGGCTGATACTTTAGTTTTAAAGGTTGATGATTACGGACTTAAATTTACGCTGGATATTCCAGACACAACTCTAGGAAGAGATGTTTACACTAATATCAAGAATGGCAATTTAGAAGGTTGCTCTTTTGGATTTACGATTGAAGATGATTCATGGAGTAGAGATACAAATGGTCAATTAGTTCATACAATCTTACAAATTGGAGAGTTAACCGAGATAAGCATTACACCATTACCCGCTTACACAGAGACTAGCGTTGCTGTTAGTCGTGGATTAAAGAAAGTTAATGAAGAGACACGTCGAGAAAAGGCGCGTCTCTTTTTAGATTTAATTGAGATGGAGGTTTACTAATTGGAAACAAAACTGCAAGAAGAAAAACGCGATAAACTCGCACAACTTAAAATGTTAATTTCTGACACACGGGACTTAATTAGCAAAGAAAATAGTTCTACTGAAGACGTTGAAGACAAAATGAAACAGGTACAAGAACTTAAGAAGGAAATTCAAGATATTAACACTAAGCTAGAAGCTTTAGAAAGCTTAGATGAAGGTGATGATACACCCGATGATAAGTCTGATGATAAGTCTGATGATGTACCTGATGACAAACCAGCAGAAGTTGAAAAAGATCCCGATACAGTCCCCAAAGATAAAGATAAGCGGGATGATGATGAAATTGATGATAGCTCGGACGATGACTATGTCGCCGAGGATGAACTCAATGCAAAAAAACAAAAAGAAGAAAAAGGTGGTAAAACAATGGCTACAAACTTAACTGCAAAGCAAAAAGAAGAAAAGAAAGAAAACCGTACACGTTCAATTGAAAACTACATTCGTTCTCACGGTACTGTCCGAGATGCTGGATTAAAAACCGGTGATATTGGGGCAATGATTCCAGAAGAAATCATCTATAACCCAGAAGCAGAAGTTAACTCGGTTGCTGACTTATCAGCGCTGGTAACTAAGACCCCTGCTACTACTGGCTCTGGTACTTATCCAGTCTTGAAACGTGCTACTGCTGTAATGAATTCAGTAGCAGAACTGGAAGAAAACCCAGCCTTAGCTAAACCAGAATTTGAAAATGTTACTTGGAAAATTGCTACTTATCGTGGTGCTATTCCAATTTCAGAAGAATCGATTCAAGATACGCAAGTTCCTTTAATGCCAGTTATTCAAAAGAACGCTAGTGAACAACGTTTAAATACTCTTAATAAGGCTATTAGTGCTAAGTTAGTTACGTTTAACGCTAAAGCTTCAACCGCTGACACAGTAGCAGATGACTTAAAACACGTTCTTAATGTTGATTTAGATCCTGCTTATGATAAATCTATTGTCGTTTCACAATCAGCATATCAAGTCTTAGATACATTGAAGGATAAAGAAGGACGCTACTTACTACAAGAAAGCATTACAGCAGCTTCTGGTTTAACTTTATTTGGCAAATCAGTAGTTGTAGTTAATGACGAATTACTAGGTCAAGTTGGGGAAGCCCATATCTGGGTTGGTGATTTGAAGCGTGCAATTCTTTATGTTAACCGTGTAGATACACAAATTAGCTGGGTTAAGAATGAAATTTACGGTCAATATCTCGGACTAGCAATGCGTTTTGATGTCGAAGTTGCGGATAAATCAGCTGGATACTTTGTTACAGTTGGTGCTAGTGCTAGTGGTACTGGTAGTGCTACCACAGGTAAATAAAAACAGCGATTAAATAAAGAAGGTGATTTCTAATGGCGGTTACAGCTTCCGAACTAATGGATGAGCTTCACATC